AACACCGACGACAACGCGCGCATCGAGTTCGCGGCGCCGCGCGATCTGATCGAGTACCGGCGCTACTCGCCGCGCGACATCGTGCGGCGGTTGCGTCGCGCCGGCGCACGCGGAGCGGCGCTGGTCGACGCGCCGCCCGCCGACCTCGATCAGCGGCTGTGCTGGGCGCGGCTACGCGCCGGCGAAATCGCGCCGGCGAACGAACGCGATTACGTGGTGAAGGGCTGGTTAGACGCCGGCGCCGTGAGCGTGCTCTACGGCGCGGCCAATGTAGGCAAGAGCTTCCTCGCCATCGACATCGCCCATGCGGTCGCCAGCGCCGAAGGCCGGGACGGCTATCTCTGGGCCGGCGCCCGGGTGCGCGGCGGGCCAGTGCTTTATGCGTCCCTTGAGGGCGGTGCGCTCTTCAACAACCGGCTGGTCGCGCGCAAGGCGCGATTCCATATCCTGCCCGCGCCGCTCACCCTGGCCGGACGCAATGGCGAAGCTGCGCCGCTGGCCGAAGCGGCCTTGGCAATGGCGCGGGTTCACGGTCCCTACCGCCTGATCGTGATTGACACGCTGGCTCGCGCTATGGGCAGCGCGGATGAGAACGTCGCACCCGATATCGCCGGGCTTGTGCGCGCGATTGACCTCTTGCGCGACCGGACGGGCGCTCATGTCATGCTCGTTCACCACGCCGGCAAGGACGCGGCCCGGGGGGCTCGCGGACATTCGGCGCTTCGCGGCGCCATCGATACCGCGCTCGAACTGACCGCCGACGCTACTGGCGGGCGGCTGGCACGGGCGACCAAGCAGCGCGACATGCCCGGCGGCGCTGAGTGCGCTTTCGAGCTTGAACAGGTTGTTCTTGGCACGGATCGCGACGGCGATCCGGTGACCTCTTGCATTATCAGACATCGGAAAGGAGGCGCGCGATAACGACCACAGCCCGACGCTGACACCGCCACGGTCGCGCCGCCCAAGGGCGGCCTACCTCATACCCACCGCGTCAAGGGACGCCGCTGGGCCGGCAGATCAACCGAGGGCCAGAGCCACGCCGCCAGAGCCGGGGAGCGAAGGCCAAGCGACCCCCATATCAACGCGGTTTCGCGAACGGTCGAGTATTGCCAATCGACAAATGAAAGAACGAAATCAACCGCTTCACCGCCCCACCGGACCCGGCAGGGCCGCCCCCCCTAAAGGGGGGCGGACCCTGTGCTGCGAAGAGGCCGGCGGCCTGCGGGCACAGATCGAAGAACTTGCGCGGCGCGTTCGCTGCCTCGGGCCGGATCGCCGCGATCCCGAGCGGTTTCACGAAGAGAAGAGCGAGATCGCCTTCGAGCTTCTGCGCATGGCGGCGCGGCAATGAGCCGGGCGCGACAGACAACATCCGGGTCCTTCCCGGCCCAAACGTATACGGGGTGGCGGAGCGCGGCATTTCAGGCTTTGCAAGAATTGCGTAAGGGTAAGAAATCATGAGGATAATTTCCGAACTGGCGCTTGAGGGCGAGCCGGTGCACAACATCGGCGGAAAAGACCTCTGCGCGCTTCTGGACCTCTCATCGGGCGCTCTAAGCGAGTTGAAGGCGCGCGGGATCGCGGTTCACCTCGCGCACGACAACTACGACCTGACGGCGACCGTGACCAACTACGTGCGGCACCTTCGCGGCGTCGCGGCGGGCTGGGGGCCACCGGACCAGGCGGCGGACCTGACGGCGCAACGGGCGCGGCTGGCGCGTGAACAGGCGGACGGGCTGGCGCTGAAGAATGCCCGGGCGCGCGGCGAGCTGGTCGCGGCGGAGGAGGTGGAGCGCGCATGGGGCGACGTTCTGCGTCAGGTGCGCGCGCGCATCATGGCCGTCCCGTCGCGGCTGCGGGCCGATCTTCCCGAACCCGGCCCCGGCGTCATTGAGGCGCTGGACCGGGAGCTTCGCGATGCGCTGAGTGAGCTTGGCCATGCCGACGATTGAGGAAGTCGCCGCCCGCGCCCGCCGCGCGCTTGTCCCGCCGCCCCGGCTGCGCCTGTCTGCCTGGATCGAAGACAACGTGATCCTGCCCGAGGGCGTGAGCGCGCAGCCCGGCCCGGTGCGGCTCTGGCCCTTTCAGCGGGAGATCGCGGATGCCATCGGCGATCCGGCGGTCGAGCGCGTGACGCTGGTCAAGCCCGTGCGCGCGGGCTTCACGACCTTGTTGACATCGGCCATCGCCGCCTACGTCGCGAACGACCCCGCGCCCATTCTCTGCCTTCTGCCGACCGAAGCAGACGCGCGCGACTATGTGGTCTCCGACATCGAGCCGATCTTCGCGGCCAGCCCGGCGGTGTCGGCTGCGCTGGCCGACGATCGCGAGGAAGGCGAGCGCAACACGCTTCTGAGTCGGCGCTTCGCCGGCGGAAGCCTGAAGATCGTCGCCGCGAAGGCGCCGCGCAACCTGCGCCGGCACACGGCGCGTGTGCTCTTCGTCGATGAAGCGGACGGCATGGAGGCGACGCCCGAGGGAAGCCCGATCATGCTGGCGGAGCGGCGCACGCTGAGTTTTCCCGATCGCAAGATCGTGCAGGGATCGACGCCGGTCTTCGAGGAAACGAGCGCCGTGCTCCGGGCCTATGCCCGATCCGACGCGCGGGTCTTCGAGGTGCCGTGCCCGGCTTGCGGCGCCTTCGCCGCGCTTGCCTGGGGCGATATCGTCTGGGACGAAGGCCACCCGGAAACAGCGCGCTGGAAATGCCCGCACTGCCGAGATGAAGTGTGCGAGACGCACAAGGCGGCGATGGTCGCGGCGGGACGGTGGCGGGCCACGCGCCCCGAGGTGCGGGGCCACGCCGGGTTTCGGCTCAACGCGCTGGTCTCGCCTCACGCGAACGCCTCATGGGCGCGGCTGGCGGCGGAATTCGTGGCCGCCAAGGACGCGCCCGAGCAACTTCAGACCTTCGTCAACACGATCCTGGGGCAGGGCTGGCGCGAGGCCGGCGAAGAGCTCGATGATGAGGCGCTCGCGGCGCGGGGCGAGGCGTTCGGACTGGCGCGCGTGCCGGGCGAGGTGCTGGCGATCACCGCCGGTGTGGATGTGCAGCATGACCGGCTGGAAGTAACCCTTATCGGCTGGGCCGAGACCGGCACCGCCTATGTTCTGGGTCACCGCGTGATCTGGGGGCAATGGGATGACGGCGAGACCTGGGCGGACCTCGACGCGACCTTGAAAGAGAACTTCCCGCACGCTCTGGGCGGGCGGATCGGCATCGACGCCGCCGCCATCGACGCGGGCGACGGCGTGACCATGCGCGCCGTGACCGGCTTCTGCGGGCCGCGCACCCGGCGCAAGATCGTGGCGATCAAGGGCGCCCCCGGACACCGCCCGCTGATCGAGCGCGCGGGCTCGATCACGAAGACCGGCGTGCGGCTCTGGATCGTCGGCGCGGACACGGCGAAGACCTCGTTATTCGCCCGCCTCGCGCGGGGCGGCTCGATCCGCCTCAGCGCCGATCTGCCGCGCGTCTGGTTCGAGCAACTGGCCAGCGAGAAAGCGGTGGTGCGCTACCGCCGGGGCCAGCCGGTGCGCGGCTTCGAGCGCATTCCGGGGCGGCGTGCCGAGGCGCTGGATTGCGCGGTCTACAGCTTCGCCGCGCGGGCGCTGATCCGGCCCGATTGGGCGGCCCGGCGCGCCGCGCTGGCCCGCAACGCACCGCCGCCCGCCGGGCGGGCGGCGGTGCTGCAATCGCAGTGGATGAAGAGATGACGAACGGGTTGCGCGCACCTCGGGATTCGACACCCGCCAGCGCGCCGGGTCAGTCGGAGAGTGCCGGAAAAACCCCGACAGCGCGCGGCCGGGTTTCCTTTCTCCGGCGCGGCGCGCATCATGTGCCGCGCAATCGCACCCCCGCGCCGCCGCCGTTCGGGTCTATGAACTCGACCCCGGCGGATTCGAGCGCGCGGCGGATCGCGGCGAGAGTATCTGTCGCGACCAGAGTGACATCCGTTTCCGCGCGGCGGATCGTCTTTTCAGTCTTCCCTGTTGCAGCCGCCAAATCGGACTGCGAGAGGCCGACAAGTGCGCGCGCGGCGCGAAGTTGGTTTGAAGTTGCCATGGCACTTGTCCGGTTTCGGACATTATGCTATGTCCTATTATGGACACTACCACAAAGGGAGACCTGGACAATGCCGAAAAACGAATCCGACCCGGCGAGAGTGACAAATTACCACCCCGTCCATGTGCACGCGCGCGGCCCCGAGCCGGGCAGCCCGTACGAGCACGTACTCAGAATTGAAACCCTGGTCAGAGGCGCCGACGAAGCGCTCTGGCAGGTGCCGGGCATATCGCAAGAGGGCGCGCCCGCTACCACGGTTGCCGGACTTCTGGCGCTGGCGCTGGCCGAGCTTCGCTGGCTGGCGGGGCGGGTGAGTGACTGAGGGATATTTCGGGTTGACAGCGTAACTCGAGTGCGATATCTGTCATCCCGACCGACAAGGAGAGATACATGCTGACCCGAACGCAGTTCCTGGCAATGAGCGGCTTTTCCGACGCGCGCTTTCAGTCTCTGACCCGCCGACACCTGGACAATCTTCAGGAAGATTGGAGCGAATCGCCGTCCGAAGACGTCGAGCGGTGGCGGACGGCGCGGCGAAAATACGCCTGGGTTGACGTATTGGTTCTTCGCGCTCTGCACGCGTTGACCAGAGACGGCGGCCTGAGTACAGAATGCGCCTTTTCCTGCGCCGCCAATCTTACCCTCATGGCGCCGCCCGAGAAGCTCGCAGATCGGAGCATCGAGTACTGGGGGGCCGCCGCGTTCTATCTTCCGAGAGGTGAGGGCCATTTCGTGGGTACGCTGAAAAATCTGGCCGACGACCTGCGCCCCGGCCCGCCAGGATGGGAGGAGGCCCCGGTTGATCGGGTTGTCATGGTCAACCTTTCCACCCTTGCCCGGCAGATCGAAGCGAAGGCCAGCGCTTCGGGCTTTGCGGCTTCTTGGGCACGATGACCACCCGGCAGACCATACGCGCGGCCCGGCGGGCTCTGGTCAAGGTGTTCCGCCGCTCCGGCATCGAGGCCGGCGGCGGCGGACGGCGCTGGCAGGGCTTCGCCACCCTGCCGGCGCCACAGACCTCGACCCTCGCGGCGCGCGGCCCGGCCCGGGACCGCGCGGCGGCGGCGAGCGTCAACACGCCGCACGGCGCGCGGATCGTGGAAGCGTGGTGCTCGGCTCTGATCGGGCCGGGCTGGCAGGCCCGTTCGGGGCACCCCGACCCGGCGGTCGCGCGGGCGCTCAACGATGAATTCGAAGCGCTGGTGCGCCCGGTACTGTTGATCATGGCGCGCGCGCTGGTGCGCGACGGCGAAGCCTTTGTGCGGATCGGTCTCGACGCGGACGGCGGCGTCCGGCTGACGGCGCTGCCCGCCGACCAGGTGGACCCGAGCCTGAGCCGCGATCTGGGCGGCGGCGCGCGGATCGTGGCCGGTGTCGAATTCGACGGCGAGGACCGGATCGTCGCCTATCACATTCTTCCCGAGGCGCCGGGCACCCCCTTCGGCGGCTGGGGCGCCCCGGTGCGGGTGCCGGCACGCGACGTGCTGCATGTCTTCGACCCGCTCTTTCCCGGGCAGGTGCGCGGCCTTTCATGGCTGGCGCCGGTGCTGCTGAAGCTGCGGGACCGCGACGATCTGTCCGACGCGATGCTGACGCAGCAGAAGGTCGCGGCGCTCATGACCGGCTTCGTGCGCGACCTGGACGGCAGCCTTGGCGGCTTCGAGGGCGAGCGCGAGGGCGGCGACATCAACGTCGCCCTGGAGCCCGGCGCGATGCGCGTCCTGCCGCCCGGCGCGGACGTGAGTTTCACCGCGCCCGGGCGGGGGCTGACGCAGGCGGTTGAGTTTCTGCGCGCGCAGGACCGGGAGATCGCCGCCGGTGTCGGGCTGACCGCCGAGATGCTGACCGGCGACCTCGAACGGACGAATTATTCCTCGGCCCGGGTCGGGCTGGTGGAATTCCGCCGCCGGGCGGAGATGCTGCAACGGTCGCTGGTCGAAGGGCAGCTTCTGCGCCCGCTCTGGCGGCGCTGGGTCGACCTCCGGGCGCTGGCGGGCGAGATCGGCGACGCCGGGGCCGCGCTCGAAGACTGGCACGCGGTGCGCTTCGTGCCGCCGGGCTGGCAGTGGGTTGATCCGCTCAACGAGGCGCAGGCCGCCGTCGCCGCCATCGACGCCCGGCTCAAGAGCCGCGAAGAGGTTGTCGCGGCCCGGGGCCGGGATATCGACGAGCTCGACGAAGAGATCGCCCGCGATGCCGGGCGGACACAGGGAGACACCGCGCCATGACGTTCTACAACCGCGCCCTGAGCCCGGCGCCGACAACCGTTGACCGAGAGGCGCGCACGGTTGAGGCCATCGTTTCCACCGGCGCCGACGTGCCGCGCGGCGGTGTTATCGAACGACTGGACCTTGCCGGCGCCGACCTGTCGCGACTGATCGGCGCCCCGGTTCTGGACGCGCATCGGACAGGCTCGACCCGCGACCAGTTGGGCGTTGTCGAGGCGGCTGTCCTGCGCCCCGAAGGCGTCTGGGTGAGGATCAAGTTTCGCCGAAACGAGGCCGCCACGGCGGTGATGGGCGACATCGCGGACGGCACGTTGCGCGGGCTGAGCATCGGCTATCGGGTGGAGAAGTGGAAAGAGGTGCGGGAAGGCAGCCGCCGCATTCGCATCGCAATGGAATGGGCCCCGGTTGAGGTGTCCATCGTGCCCGTACCGGCGGACCCGGGGGCGTATTTTCGTGCAGGAGAACGACAGATGGAAGAAACGACCGAGCAGTTGCCGGAGACCCGGCAGGAAGAGACCGCCGCCACCCGCGCGGCGGTGAACGCGGAAATCCGTGCCATCGCGGAGACGGCGGGGCTGACCCGGGCATGGGTCGATGCGCGGATTGACGCGGACGCGACCCCCGAGGACGCGCGGCGCGACGCCTTCGAGGCGATGCGCACCCGCGACGCACAGACCGCGACCCGCACCACGCGCGCCACGGTCGGGACCGACCACACCGACCCGGCGGCGATCGCCACGCGGGCGGGCGAGGCGCTTTTCGCTCGGATGCGCCCCGAGCACGCGCTTTCCGAACCGGCGCGGCAGTGGGCGCATATGTCTTTGCCGGATCTGGCGCGGGATTGCCTCACGCGGGCCGGCGTTCGCACCGCCGGGCTGGCGACCGATGCCGTGGTCACCCGGGCGCTGCACACGACTTCGGATTTCGCGCTCATTCTCGGCGACGGCGCGGGGCGCGAGTTGCGCCGCGCCTACGAAGCCGCGCCGTCCGGCGTGAAACAGGCGGCGCGGGGAACCACGGTGCGCGATTTCCGCCTCAAGCACGCGCTGCAATTCGGCGACGGGCCGGACCTTTTGAAGGTCGGGGAAAGCGGCGAATTCAAATCGGGCACGATCGCGGAATCGCGCGAGAGCTACGGCGCTGAGACCTTCGGACGCCTCTTCGGCGTGACCCGGCAAGCCGTCATCAACGACGATCTTGGGGCGTTCGCGCGGATTCCGGCCCAACTGGGCGCGGCGGCGGCCAGTTTCGAGGCGGCGCAGCTTGTCGCGAAGCTGACCGCGAACCCCGCCATGAGCGACGGCGTGGCCGTCTTCCATGCCGATCATGGCAACCTCACCGGCACCTACGCGGCGCCGAGCGCCACCTCTCTGGGGGCCGCCCGGCTGGCGATGCGAAAGCAGACCGGGCCGGGCGGGGGGCTGATCGACGCCACGCCGCGTTACGTGCTGGTGCCGCCCGATCTGGAAACCCTGGGCGAGCAGGTGCTGGCCGCGATCGCGGCGACCAAGACCGCCGACGCCAACCCCTTCAGCAACCTGACCCTGATCGTCGAGCCCCGGCTTACCAACCCGGAACAGTGGTATGTGATCGCCGATCCGGCCCGGATTGACGGGCTGGAATACGCTTATCTCGAAGGTGCGCCGGGGCCGCAGATCGAAACCCGGCCCGGCTTCGAGGTGGACGGGGTTCAATTCAAGGTGCGCCTCGATTTCGGGTGCGGCTGGGTTGATCATAGCGGCTGGCACAGGGTGGGTTGATGAGCGTCCCTGTCGAAGACCTTCAGTCGCTTCGCGACGACCTCGCCCGCCAGCGCGGGCGGGGCGTTCGCCGGGTCGAAATGAGCGACGGTATGAGTATCGAGTACAAGACCGACGCGGAAATGTCGGCGGCCATCGCCGATCTGGACCGGCAAATCGCGGCGGCGGGCAGCGCCCGCCCCCGCGCCCTGAAATTCAGTCACAGCAAAGGAGTGTGACATGAGAAACTTCGTACAACCCGGCGACGTGCTGACCTTCACCGCCGCCGCCGACATTTCGGCGGGCGGCGGCGTGTTTCAAGGCGCGCTCTTCGGCGTGGCCGCGACCGACGCGGCCAATGGCGCCGACTTCGAGGCGTGGGTGGCCGGCGTTTTCGACCTGCCCAAGGCATCGGGTGCGCTGACCAAGGGGCAAAAGGTCTACTGGATCGCCGCCAGCGCGAACGTCACCGGCACCGCCAGCGGCAACACGTTGATCGGCGTGGCCACCGAGGCGGCGGCGAGCGGCGACACAACCGCCCGCGTGCGCCTCAACGGCATCGTCTGAGGCCGGCCACATGCGCGCCGGCCTTCCCCACCGCCATTGCCCGCCGGTCGCCTTCGGGCGGCCCGGCGCGGCGGCGAAGGGGTTTGCGTAGTCATGTCGAAGCGGTGCACGATATCCGGGCCGCGCCCGCCGTACTACTGTTCCAAGGCAATCTTGGCGCGGGAGCTCAGCATCAGCGAAACGACCGTCGATTCGCTCGTTCAGCGCGGCGAACTGCCAAGGCCGATCCGGCTCGGCGGCTGTATCCGGTGGGAGTGGGCAGCCGTTGAAGCGGCCATAACGGCGAGAAACGCCGCGCCGGCGGCGGACCCGTTCATGCGGGGGATTGAAAATGTGCGCTAAGGTATCGCTTCCTGAATATGTCCACCGCGTCGTTTCCCGGGGGCGCGAGTACTTCTATTATCAGGCGGGCAGGGGAACCGCCCGCGCCGGCGAGCGTATCCGGCTGCCCGGCGATCCGCACGGCCCGGAATTCTGGAACGCGGTGCGGCAGGCGCAGGGTATCGTCGGGCCGCCCACGACGGATACCATCGGGGCTCTGATAGATGCCTATGAGGCCGCTTGGCCGGCCCTGCCGCGCAAGCTTTCGGACGGCACGCGAAAGCAATACCGCCGCCATCTGAAGTACCCCCGCGCCGCTTGGGGCGATCTTCCCGCGGCCAGCTTGCGACCGTCGCATGTGCAGGCTCTGATCGAGAGTATCGGCGCGACCCGGCCCGGCACCGCGAACAACACCCTGGACGCGCTGCGGGCGTTATGCCGCTGGGCCATGGGGCCGCGCGAGCTTCTGGAGCGCGATCCGACGCTGGGCGTGCGGCACTTCGACAAGGGCGCCGGTCACAAGCCTTGGACCCCCGACCAGGTGACCTTTGCGACCGAGACTTTCGACGGCGTACTGCGCCGCGCCTTTTTCCTTGCGATCTGGACCGGGCAGCGTGTCAGCGACATCGTGCGGCTCGGCTGGACGGACGTCGATGATCGGGGCTTCAACCTGCCTCAGAAGAAGACCGGCGTGCAACCGTGGTGCCCGATCTTCCCGGAACTGGAAGCCGAGATGCGGAGTTGGGAACGCCGCCCCGGCCCGTTCCTCTTGCAGGAAACCGGCAGGAACGCCGGAAAGCCGGTGAGCACAAATCAGGTATGGAAGCTCTTCGACATGGCCCGGAAGACGCACCCCGAACTTGCCGGGGCGGTCTGGCATGGGCTTCGCGCCAACGCGGTTATCCGGCTCCGGCAGCAGGGGCGGACGGGCCAGCAGATATCCGACGCGGTGGGCATGTCTGTTGAGATGATCGAACGCTACTGCCGATACGCGGATCGCAAGGCGGGCGGGCAAGCGATCTTGCGAAGCCTTGAGGAACACAAGCAGGACAAGATTGTAAAACAGTGCAAAACTGTAAAACGAAAGGAGAGTTAAAACAGATGCTTAACACCACGGGGGAAAAGTGCAGGCTTCTGTTGCCAGGTGCCTGCGAACCCCGCCTGGCCTTGCAAAAGGACAGGGCTTCAGGTTTCGGTTTGGTTACCGCTTACGCGGCAACGGCCACCGGAGCATGATTGTCGTT